GTTACGATAAGATCTTGAATGGAATGTAACCACCGAACATCAAAGGCAGTTACATAACCATAATCGTCTATGAAGTGGGCGCCACATGACTCCCTATAGCTGGAGTTAATGTTAGTCTTTTTAGGATTAACAACAAATCCAGCTATTTGTAGGTTATCAACCACATCATCTGCATATTGGTTCTGACATATTATGTCATCGCCAAATACAGTAGATGTAGCATCAAATGACCTGGTTAGAGCTGTAAGGACTAAGGTCATCAAATCGAAAGTAAAACCATTACCCATACTAGAAACCTTGTTGACAACATAATAGTTGTCGTCAGGGCCTAAGGTCATGTCTGACCTACTAGCATGTACTTTAGAAAGTACATTTTTGGGTAAAAGGTAATTAATCAATTTGAGACTGATTGTATCACTACAATCAGATAGATCGATTGTAGCGATCTTTTGATCGCTAATACGATTCCTGTGCACATCTGCCAGGTGATCGAGATCGATTCCGATTTTGTCTTTAAGACAACGTCGGATACCCAATCCAACAGCTCGCTGGACAAGCATATTGCAAAGAGGTTCTAGGCAAATCGACCTATCCTTAAGATTATTCTTAGGGACAGTAGACCACCTATTGCCTCGCACAAATTTAACTAAACAATAAAGTTTAAACTTGTATATTTCGAAAGCAGGTTCGGAATATGTTTTGAACCTGTTCCAAAGTATACGGTTAACAACTCTAAAGTTTAGTACTTGTGTTTTGCAGTAGCTTTTAAAGCGTTTCTTCACAGCAAATTTTAACGCCTTATGCCAATAAGAATATTTGGCAAAAAGGTCGAAACAATCTGCTGATATAGTCCAAACACCTGTTAGCTTACAAGCTACAGACGTTCGGTCACCTAACGGCTCAAATGAAGAGCCGTCAGTGAACGTGAGATCTCCCATCCGAAAATCGGAGAGGATTTCACGCACTAGAAGACGCGCTTTTGCCCAGTGTGGGCCGAGAAGCCCCTTTAGTTGGAGGCCTTCGTCAAGTCCGATCCACTTGTCCCACGCGGCTTCTCGCCGTTTAGAGGCAGTGTCGGCTTGTGGTTCTTCAAACTTTCCAGCGAACCTTTCGAATGAAAGATTAGCTGCGGGTGACATGTGTTCGCTATTTGTATAACGAACCACATGATCCCGAATAAGAAGATTAACAGCTCTGATCGAGTTTTCGTATGCCACAGGTTTGTCCTTTCACGGTTAAAGAAGCGATTGATACCTCTTACACCACGGTTCGCACCGTGATGCCTAGAGGGCGTCATTCACGTCTGGCGCCGTCGCGGGACAAAATCCTTGCATAACGTTCTCGGTCTCCCATTGTGCCATTTTGGCAGCAACAGAAGTCAGAATGTCACGAAGGCGGCCCTTTGATGCTAGAGTCCCAGAACAGCGGACCCGAACACTAAGAGCGTCCAGGGCAGACACCCCTCCTACAGTCACCGAGTTATTATCGTTTGCGATAATCTCGCATGCGTAATTGGGGACTTGTACACCATTCAACACTTTGTTGATGGTGCTAAATCGGAACCGAACAGTCATGTCCGGTTTATTTGGGTCGGCATAGGTAATACCTGAGCCTTCCCTACTCTTCACTGATAAGGTGACAACAGCCATTGTTATGGCTCCTTGTTATCTAAAGGAACGGGTTGACCGTCCCAAAAGGTTAAGAGCGATCGACGCTGAATCCATATACCTTCGCCAATTAAGGCTAGGTTTGAATCTCAGCGGCGCGCCAGAGACTTGTACCGGCCACCTCGAGTACGAATCTATGTCAACTTGTTCGTAGACATAGAAACCTTCCGGATTCTTAAGAATCTGGTTAGGCGTACTAGGGGGGGAGGCACCCCACCAATTAACTGGTATCATATTCCCTATAGTGACAGAGTAGTCACGACTGGGAGCATGTAACCAAGTATAACTGGTGTACTTGTCTCGACGGGAAAGGCAGGCCCAACGTTGTTCGCTCCAAGTTTGATTTGTTCGCGTGGCAATGTAATCGCCAACGTTAATAAACCAATCAAGAACGAACGAGTAGGGTATCAATTCCCAAGCAGTAACAAGGGGATTGAAACTTAAGCCTGAGTAACGAGCTAACTCGTCAGACG